AGCAGCGAAGAGATTGGCGAAGTCCGGGCCGCCTACGCCGTGGCTACCTACAAGGAATGGGAGCAGCCGATGATTGAGGTTGTGTGGCGACACGATATAGAAAAGATTAGGTCGAATTCAGCCTCGCCTAACAGCTCAGCATGGAAAGAATGGTACTCGGAGATGGCAAGAAAGACGGCAGTCAATCGCCTGTCTAAGAGACTCCCACTGTTCGTTGAAGTTAAGGACGAAGAGGGCAGGAAGACTTCAATGTCGGTCAGTGCAATCCCCAACGAAGACACCTACTACGAAGGAAGAGTGGGGAACTCGGTGATCGACGCTCCTATCGACGGGGAGCCAGCAAAGGATGAGAGGTTATCCGCAATCTCCGACGCGTTGGAGCTAAGGGATGACTTCCCCAGCATCTACCCACAGGTATTTGGACGGAAAGACATTACAAAGATGGGCAGGGATGAGCTGCTCGGGCTAATGGAAAAGGTTAGGGAGCTTGGGACTCAGGCAGAGTCACAATCTGCTGCAGAACTCGTCCAACACCAGACAAGCGAAGAACAAATGGGCTTCTAGCGGGTCTCCAATAAATCCCCCGAGATGGTCCGCTAGAACGTTCGACCCAGGTCGCACATCTTATCCATCTCAGTGGTTATTCCTGCCGGGGGTGGGTAACGGGCTTCCTGTTTGAAGGAAGTCAAACCGGCACCCTTAACAACTAAAGAAGGAGATAAATCATGGCTACATTAACCGACGCACTCTTGGTCTTTGACCCAGAAGATTTTACTACCGGGATAGCTTATGCGAGAGCCCTGGTGGACGCAGATCCATCCATCAACCTCGACAGGTACGCAAGGATTTGTCACTGGCATGGGGCCAACAAGAGGCGAGGCTTTAGCAAAGACCGCTTCCACGCCGCTGTCAGAGAATGGCGCATAGAAAATGGCCTCCCGCTGCGCCCCCACGGAGTATCAGGAAAGGCCAGGGCAGCTAACTGGCTTCCCGATGAGACAGTAGAGGCCGCTGAGCCGCCCGAGAATGGACTCGGTACGGACACCACGCCCCCAGCTACATCAACGTCCATTAGAGAGGACGGAGCGGCTGCGTTAGCTGAACTGGTATGGGAGTGGATGGAGGCTCACAACTTAGAGATGGCGACCTTCTGGGATGACGGCGAAGTCAGCGTGACGAACCGTAAGCCGAAGAAGCGTGAGTTTAGCCTTGTCGTGGACAAGGGGTAGGTATGACGGACCACAACCCAATGGAGCACCCGAAGCCATGCAGCAAGTGCCGCGCAACCTTCGATGCCTGGGGCTATACCCTGGCGCAGCGCACGCGAGGCCCCTGGAAGGGGCTGTGCGCCTTCTGCAAAGAAACTGCCAACCTCAAGGGGTGGGCGACTCTCTCAGGAAAGAAGGAGGAGGCATGACCACGATGATAAGCATTGGGTCTGCGCTGAAGCTGCTCACCCTGTTCAGGACACAGCGTCTCACCAAGGAGATAAGGGGGAGGGTTGATGCTGCGATCTCTCAACTAGAGAGAGCCCAGGTAGACCCGGACTACATGCGCCAACTAAACTCAGGGACGGGTAAGTGATGACACCGATAGCATCGGCAACGCAGGCACCAACAATAGAACGGGGACCGTATGACGTACCACAGGCACAACTTCGGAGCGTGGACAGTTACCCACACAGGAGAGAACTCCCATCTCCCAGAGCAAGAGTATTTGAAGGCTACATGGGCTCCTCCGATGTGGGCTCAAACATGCGAGTGCGGTCAAGAGAACAGGGTCAGAGGGAGGACGAGGCCGAAGGCACGGACGAAGTTCAGAGAAATGTGGGGAGTTAAACTCTGGTAATGGGCGGAAAGAAAAGCAGAAACAAAGGTGCCAACTTCGAGCGAGCCATCGCAAAGCGACTGCGTGAGTGGCTCGGAGAAGACTGGGTAGTAAGCAGAAACCCAACCGATAGGCAGAAGGGAAAGACCGGGGCTGGCGAATTTGAAATCGTTGGCCCCTTCGTCTTCCCTTTTGCCATTGAGTGCAAAGCACATGAGGCTTTTGATTACGGTCAGTTGCTCAGGGTTCCAGTGACCGGACCCTTCGAGGGGTTCTGGGAGCAGGCCAAGGCCCAGGCTGAGGCGGCCGGGAAGGCCCCTCTTCTGGTCTTCAAGCGCAATAACGGGCCGGTGCTAGTGGCAATCAACTGGAGGGGCTTCTGGCCCCTGCTAGCGGCTTCCGGGATAGAAGGCATACACAGCCTTCTCAGGCTCTATGACCACGACTGCGTCGTCATCCCCATAGATGTGTTTCTTAGCATCAAGCCGTCTGCGCTTTACGAAGTCGCGGAGGGCGGGTAGCTTCTACTCGCACTCGCGCCCATGAAGCCCCGTTCAGCTACCTCCTTCGGCTGGGCGGGGCTTCTACTTTGCGAAGACTGTGATGTCTAGGTCGGTTGGGGCGCCACCAGCAGTCACTGCGTCAGAGCCGTTCATACAGATGTTCGTAGAGAATACGATCCCATTGTCTATATAAACAGTCATGTCCGTGGCTGCGTTCACAGGGATCAATATATCTGCCGCCGCCGCTGTAATCGTATCGGCATCCCACATACTGACATAGGAATAAGCCCCGCCGCCGTTGCTGATCTGAATCGCGTAAACAGACTTAGCCGAACCGATGAGATTATCCTTACCGGCAACGTCAATGTTCGACGCCTTAAAGATGTAGGTTTGTAGGTCGGTGTCCTGCGGGGATGTTGTGTATGTCGGCATGGTCTAACTCAACAAGAACTTAACGGTGACGGTGGCGTCTGGCGCTGTAGTGCCGACGGTCCCGTTTGTCGTTAGTGTTGCGGCGTAAATGGCAGACATCGTGAACCCAACGTCAAAGCTGTACTGAACCTTGGTTGAGGCAGATGCCTTAAGGATAACCGTGGGGGCGTCCCCTCCCACGGCTGGTGATGAAGTCCAACATTTTAGGTAGGTGGTGGCCGGGTTAAGGGTGTTGTCAACCTGGATGGCGTAGACTGTCTTTGACCCGGCGCCGCCGCCGGGGGCGACAACCTCTGCGGTACGCGCGACGCCCACGCCAGGGCTCGCCTGAGTCAGAGTGACCAGCTCCCCACCTACCGGGTTAACAAGCCCTTGCGTAGCGACAGTCATAGCGCCCTCTCAATCCTGGCGATGCGCCGTTCAATCCTACGCCTGGCTGCCTTAGCCATCTTAGGACCACGCTCTTCTAACCTGCGTTGCAGCTTTCCAAGCTTATCCTTCTTACGCTTCATCGAACGCTCCACAGCCCTGACAATTCCTATAACAGCTAGGCTAGCTAAGTAGTAGATGAACCAATCAGCTGCCTCCATTAAGGGGCTGCTCCAATCGGTGGCCTTATCTAACTGGTACGCCATCTGGGCTGCAAGCCTACAGTCACGCTGGAACATAGAGAGCCCGAGAAGCTCCCCACCGATGTCGCTAGTTACCTCGATAAGAAGAGCCTCAAGCTCACTGTGGTGAGACTCGATAAGCTCAGCAGCTTTCCGCTCCTTAGCTAGTCGTCTACTCCTTGGCGTTGACATCGTCCTTCTCCTCTACCCGCTTGCCGTCAACATAGCCCTGCGATACGAGATAAGCCACGATAGCGGCAAGGCTCATGCTGATGGCCTTTTCCATCTCAACATCATCCGAAACGTATGCGGCAATAATGGGAAGTAACAGCCCGATAAGGGCCATAACTAACTTACGGCTTTGAAGCTTTGCTGGAATCATCGTCATCTCCTGGGAGGTAGAAACTTTCAGGTGGGCTGTGCGGTCTGTCTATAGGGCTACCGACAACATAAACTCGAAGAGAAATCGCAAGCACAACCGCAATCGTTATGAACACAATGGTTACGTCGCTACCCTCTCTATCCATCAGGCTGTGACCTTATCGTACTCGCGCTCTAAGGCCGCTGAGTATCGCTCCACCTGACCAGAGCCATTATAGTAACGAGCAAGCTTCTTCCAGTCGTGCTCACGAGCCGCCTTAAGAGCCCTGGTGTTGCTTTTGAACCAACTGATAAATAGCTTGTATGAGGCCGAGGGCGGGTCAGCATAGAAGCTGTCTACTCCAGAGAGGGGGTCTCCATAAATCTTGATTAGGTGCCCGCCCAGAACCTGATAGAGCCCCCATGATGTGCTCTCCACGGCAGCCTTAGGGTCAAGCTCGAAGGCTGTCTCAAAGGCTGACTGGTTGGTCTCTGAGTGCGTTTCGCTGAAGCCTCTAGGTCCCTTGGTGAATGGGATCTCACAGTGCAAGTCTGGTCTCTTCCTTAAGAAGACATGCGGCTCGAACCGAATCGCAGAGGGCTTACCCCCTGACTCGACTGCCTCGATGGTTTGGACTACCTCCACTGACATGCCCAGAGAATTGGCGGCATCAATCTGAGCAGAGCTAGGAGAGCCTTCAAAGACCCAACCGTCATCCTCTGCCGCGCTCATAGTCAGGGGGCCTGCGACTCCATCGTCATCTAGGCCAGAAGAGCGTTGGTATGCAGAGATGGCTCTGGTGGTGATTACTCCACTTATCCCATCGTCTGAGCCTAGAGGTAGGAACCCAAGCCTAACTAGAAAGCCCTGGAAGCTCTTAACCTTGTCTCCCCTAGACCCCAGCCGGATCATTTACATCGAGCCCCGGGAATCGCTGAGCAGATCGCAGCGATGTTCTCGTTCGCCTCCGACATCTCCACCCGGAGGGCACGCTGCTCAGTGACAATGATGTCGAGACGAGACTCTGTGACAGGGTGAGCCTTAAGAGATTCGTGCTCTCGAAGGTCAGACTGAACGGAAGCGACATCGCTCTCCAGGCTGGCTGAAGTGGACATCATCAGGGCGTAGAACCCCCCGAATGAAAAGACTATCGGGATAGTCCACACCAACATCTTAAGCCTGTGCTCTGTCTGGGATGTCACGTTACTGCTCCACCGAACCGTCAAGGCGCACGATCACCCGAGCGATTGACTCTCCAGCTGAGTCTCTCCAGTTGATACGAAAGCCAGCGAAGGCTCCGTCGTCGTCGTCAATGTCTCCAATCTCGACATCCTCATAGCCATCGACAGCGGACCCGACCGCTGCCGCAGCTAAGGCCAAGGCTTCGTGCTCTTTCATGTTAAATCCCTAAGGTGAGTAAGCGGGTTTTCTTAACGAACATGTCGAAAGCCGTGGACGTTCCGTTATTAGCCACAAAAAACCCCAAATACATGTCGGTGTTTTCCCAAGCGACCGACGATCCGGTGCTAGTTATCACGGTGTTAGTCGTGATGAACTTTTGGAAAGTCGTGCCCGAGAGCGGATCCACGAAATCGCTCTCCACGGCCGAAGAGGCGTAGATAGTGCCACCGGGGAAGCAAACCAGCTCAAAGAATGTATGGACCGCCGACTCGCCCGACCCAGCGTCGATAGCACCCCTGCTGGTGCTCTCGGTGGCAAACCGCTCCATCCGAGCGCCTACGCCCGAGAAGGCCGAGGAATCATACTTCCGCACGGTAGTAACGAGGTAGCTGCCGGCGTTGTTACAGAGGAACATTCCGAACTCGTCGCCGTTGGCCAAGAGGTCGGTTCCCCCCGGATCAATGATCGCCTGGCAGCAAAAGGGCTGAGCGATGGACATTGACGAGTACATCGGATCGCGAGATGGAAGCTGAATCGCAGCAAATACCCGGGGTGCAGTCCAGGGAGGGGTGCCTGTTGGGACGTAAAGCTCAGAGGTCCCGGACGTCAGGGGTGCCAGATTGAGCCCAGACCCCGCTATAATTTCGACGCCATCCGAGTTGGACTCCTGATGAACCCTCCATTCCGTGCCAAAAGAATCTTCGTAGGCACCGGCGCTGAAGTTGTGCCCCGGCTCATCGGTCCAGTCAATCGAGTACCGCTCCGTCCACGACGAGGTCGAGGCAGCCGGAGGCCCTGGCGTAAGGCTTGCTGGGAACACCCTCGTAACGCTACTGCCACCTGGAAAGAGCTTAGCCATAGCTAGGCAAGAGCCTTGAAGAGAAAGCGAATAGTGTAGGTCAGGGTTCCCGCGCTACCCCCGGTGTTGCCAATTACAAAGTAGGGCGTGCCGAAGAAGGGGATAGGCGTAGCCAGGGTGTCAACCGCCTCTGTGAGCGTGGAAAGGTCTGCCGTTGTGCTGTAAAGGGTGTCCCCACCGCTGGCATCATAGAGCTTAACGGGAAGAGCAGAGTTCGTTGCGTGGGCCGCAGACGCCTTGATGTGGTAGCCGTAGCAAAGCCCTCTCGGGATGGCATCGTTCGCATCGTCGCCCCCAGCCTTAACGGGCACAGGGCTTGCGCTGGACGCCCCCTGAGCGATTGACTCATCCTGCTTAGATGTGGGGATCCAGATTTCTTTTGAGCTGTAACTCATCGCTTCCTCCTGCCCCTTATCCGGCTATCAAGCGATGGATAGCCAGTGGGTCTGTGGGGTTATAGTTTCTTTTAGCAGCCCAACTACCTCGGCTCCAACATAATCGGCTGTAATTCTATCGCTTCTTCCTCGTCAAGCAGGTTCAGCGATGAACTGTCCGACGTTGGCATCCTCGCCGATGTCCTTATGAATGTTTTCAGAAGGTCGCTGTCTTGCGCTCTAACCGCCCTAACCAGCGCATCGTGATAGCCCTTCTCCCAAAAGTAATGGGATGTCTGGGTGTCCATAGTCCTCTTCTTAAACCCAATGAACTGCCCCCCGCGCTCAATGATTGTTGGGGGTATTGGCTGCCCTGTTATAGCTATGCTTTGGTAAGTGTCCGCAGCCAGCATGAGCTGCTCATTCATCGACCTTGCGCCGGGAAGCTTTGACAGCAGGTAGTAGCGCTCGGGGTGCTGCATCCTGTAGACGGGTCTTTCGCCCTTGATCACCCCGTCCCTATAGAAAGGCACATTCTTCGGCGCGTCTATCCACTTCTCCTTATCCTTGTCCCAGTACATGGGAAACCCTACAAAAGACTTCAGCATATGGTTCGCGTTCTTAAGCTTGGCCGCGTTGTTCAGCTCGCTCCAGTGCCTGCCGTAATAGAACGAATACCCACCCTTCCCCTGCCCGGCAATCATCTCCAGCGGAACCTGATAGAAGGGCATCAGCCTTGGGATGATGCCTTGGAGGGGGCCTTCTGAAAACCTTCCTATGTTCTCGTATGCCGCAATCTGACCAAGGCCAGGGATTTGATAGAAGTTTCCCGGTGCCCCCATTACGAGGAACTTCCACCTTAGGTTCTCCGGCATCGAGTTGATCTCATCGTCGCTGAAGTAGCCCTTCTGGATCGCGCTGACGTACTTGTTGAAGATCACCATCTGTCGAGGGCTCTTGATCATCTGCGTGATCTGGAACCTCATGTTGCCCGCGTCCCATGTCCAGAAGAAAAGGAGACGCCTAAGGATGTGCTTCTCGAAGGGGGTCAGATGACCGTAGTTCCTCAGCGTGTAGTCCACAGACGCTGCGGCTTCCTCGATGGTCTTGCCCTTACGAAGCTCACCCACTGCCAGCGTGATCCTTGCCTGCGTCTCGGCAGCCTGATTTAGACCAGTCATCATCTTCATGTGTGACGGAAGGGACAGCCCTGCCAGAGCGCCCGCTGCCATACCGGGTACTCCGAAAACAGAGCCAATCGAAGTGCCAAGAGCCATCCCGACGCTTCTCTCGGAGAAGTACCGGATCGACTTCTTTACATCGCCAGAACGGGCGGCATTAACAAGCTCGTTCACAATCTCTGGGTGAGCCCTCTTCCAGCCCTCCTGCATCGCCAGCTTGAACGTTGCTAACTCGCCGGCCTGAAGGTTTTTGACAGCGTCAGACCCATAGCCCAGCTTCCACAGCTTTCCAGCGAAAGAGCCTGGGTACTGCATGACAAACCCTGCTGCAGCGGCCCCGAGCGGACCGCTAAGGGGGAACGCCACAGTCGCCGCAACAGCCGCCGATGTGAGACTCCCGGTTATTTGCTC